GTTCCCTATCTCCTCGTCGAAACGAGTTGAGTACCCTTACTACGGAAATACCGAACCAAAGTTCGGAAGCGCCCCCAAGGCTTACCGTTCTAGACCATTAACCGGAAGACCCCATCCGGAGCAGAAGCTCCGATAGAGGTTTGATAGTTTAGCGTCATCCCGGACGTGGAACTCATTTGAATCTCTCTCTCTTCTAATTTTCATCCAGCTAGTACTGCGAAGGCTGACCGTCTACTGACGAGAACAGCTCCGAGCAACTTGCTGGGCTATGGATTTTATAAATAGGGGATGGGAAATTTGGGATCATTTCTCTCCAGGGTTCGTAATTGAGAATCTTCTGAGCTCTAGCGCATTTTTCGCGCGAGTTCTTCAAGATCTGCAAATGAAACCACCTCCGAACTTCTTCCTGAGAACGAGCCACTGTGTTCTTGCGCCAAGCGCAAAACTGCAGAGCCCGTGACAGGTAGAGGTCGACCACGGTTGAATAATCATCCATGGGAAGGAGGGGTCCAATGAACCGCTTACCGGAAAGAGCTGGAAGCATCTTCTTCAAATGTTTAAGAGCTTCCTGAACCGAAACTGGATTGTCGCCAAGACGCTCCATAAAAACGTTTACCCAGGGTCTTCTCATCAAATAGGTGGCGATTTTCCGCTGCTCAAAGGTTATTTTTACCTGAGCGCGACCATCGTCACTTAATCCGAGTCCCCCTAGGGCCTTAGGTACAAAGTAGTTAGGAGAAAACTTGCTTCCCTTTTGGGGTCGCAGGTACTTCTTAATTGATTTAAGAAGATGTTTCCTTCCACGCTTCGTTACCCGGTCCAACGTATGTTTCAGTTCATCCCATAATTGGCTGGCTTGTGTGATCATTCTCACAGGTTCATGCTTAACACCATGACCAATCGCTAAGGCTCGATTATAATATTGAACCTTACCCTTTCCTCGGACGCCCATGTAACTATTGATTAGGTAATAGACCGGATGTACATAAGTCTTCGACTCATTTACTACCAGTCCTAACCTTGATGACGCCGCCCTCCAGCGGTCGTACATCTCAACAGTCCCACGGAACAGGATATCGTCGCCGTTGATTAAAAACGGGGAACGAACCAACTCCAGGAGAGTATAACGATTAGTCGTGTACATATAAGTTGCAAGGTTTTCTATACATAATAGGACGAAACTCAACGGATGACCCATTAATTGGCCATTCGTCTGCTCAATCACATCGCCATCAGGATACTCAATGAGTGCCCCGGTAAACGAGCGAATTGCGCAATCACCTAGAAGGGATCCCAGTAAACCAACGTTTCTGAGAATCTCCTCCATAATAGTGAGAGATACGTCCATGTGCATTTTATCAGTGGCTGACGAATAGTCGCCCGAAATGTTGAGGTCCCCATCATCGATGAGGGATTCATCCTCGATTCGGAACTTTAATCGCTCCTCAAAGGAGTCGGTCATTGTCCCGAAAGGCATCTTCTTCCACTGGCTTAACATAAACCCTTGCAATCTTCTTAAACCCGTGTACAAATTCGCTCTGCCCTTAGTGATCACCCGAACCTTACAAGGCTCAGGTATCGCTTGGTACTGGACCCGGTGATCCTCAGAAAGAGAAGCTATCAAGCAAGCAGATTCCTGCTCGCTCGACATCGACTCCAACTGTGCACCAAGTCCGAACGAAACTATGTCACGATCTACGCTAACATATCCATGGTTCCCGCCGTCTCCTCGCCCGTTTTCCAAACAGGCCGAGAAGGTCGGTACGCATAAAGCAGGCTCGTATTGCATCCCT